ATAGCGTTAAAAGAGGCTGGTAAGCTAATAACTGATAAGTTTAAGGTTATTGCATCTAGTCAGAATTTTAAATCATCTGGAGAATTAGATAAGTCTTTCAGATATGAGTCTACACAGACTGAGTTAAATTTATTTGCAGCTAAGTATGCTAGTGCTTTATCAGAAGGTATATCTACAGGAGGAGGTGGTAGCGTAGCAGACGGAGAAGAGCTTCAAAGGAATATTATTAAATGGGCGAAGATAAAAGGTATTAGACCTCAGATTAAAGACAAGAAAGGTAGGTTTACTAAGGTAACAGACAGAACTTGGAAGTCGTTAGGGTTTGTTTTAGCTAGAAGTATAAGAAGTAAAGGAATATCAAAGAGGTTTGGGTATAAAGGTAGCGGTTTTGTAAAGACTGTAAAAGAGCAATCAGAAAAGGAAGTTATGGAATTGATAACTGAAGGATATAGAAAAGATTTATTAATAGAGTTAAATAGAAAAGTATAAAAAGATGAGTTTAATATTAACAAGAAGTCCTTATAACGTAGGCAGAAGAGGCTTAGATGCTGGAGCTACATTACAGATAACTATAGGTTCTGGAAATGTTTTTGGAGGTATCTCTAGTGTATCTCAAACGTATCAACTTTCGTTTAGAAATAACTACTATATTGATGTATCTAGCTTAATTGCTTCTGAGTTTGAAGATAATTATATAATATCCTCTGGAGCATACGCTAACATAACTAATAAGAAGTTCCAGAACAGACCTCGTTTAGTTGAGTTTAGCTTTGAAGGTTCTATTGCTGGTGTAGCACAAGCAACATATACGGAAGACCATTACGCATTAGAGGGTTATTTGTACAATACAGATGTTTCTAATGAGGATTTTACAGATACTATTCACAATAATGGCTCTTACGCTGGTAGTTCTGATGTAATATACAGGCTAGACGATGCTCCTTTAGAGTTACCAACAATACTTCTTACGGACTGGAGGATAGCTCAATCTAGCTTGACTGATAATAATATAGATGTAGCTCTATATAAAAATGGAGTTCTTTTAGAGACCTTTAGCGATTACGTTCAGAGTGTTGACGGTGCTTCTGGGTTTAATAGTGATTTTAATAATCCTTATAACTTTCTATCATTCAGAGAACGAGTAGAGGTTCAAGGAGGTATATTTGAAAAAAATAGATGTATCGAGGATTTCTTAAAGGAATTTAAACTACTAGATATAGATAAGGTTATTATTAGCAACTCATTCTCTGCCAAGGTTTTAACTGTTAAAACTATAGAGGCTTGCAAGTACAGTCCTTATAAAGTAGTATTTAAGAATAGATTTGGTGTTAAGGAAAGCTTATGGTTCTTTAAGAAATCTAAGAGGTCTTTAAAGGTTAAATCTGAAAATTTTAGAGCTAATCAAATAGAACAAAGAATAGCTGGTAATTTAGACGGTGGAGTAGACAATACCGTTAGAACTATGAGACAATATAATAAGAATGGAGTAGAGTCTATAACTCTTAACTCTGGCTTCGTTGTAGAGGCTCTTAACGAGTCTTTTAAGCAACTTATGCTATCAGAAGAGGTTACTCTATACGATTTCGATAATAATGTCTCACAAGCTGTTAATGTAACTGACAGTGAATTGAAGTACAAGACATCTGTAAACGACAAGTTGATAAATTACAGTATAGATTTAGAAATGAGTAATAATATAATAGACGATATAGCTTAATGAGACTACAACCACAATTATATATAGACACTAGCGGTAATCCTTTTGGTGAATCTACTTTTGAAAGAGTTGAGTTTTTTGGATTTGAGTCTATTGACTTGAGTTCTACTGTTCAAGACGTTAGAGATATTGCTAAGATATTTACAGACTATTCGCAGTCTTTCTCTGTTCCAGCATCTAACAAGAATAACAAGATATTCAAACATTATTATAATACGTTATTAGATAATGGTTTTGATGCTAGAATAAAGCAAAGAGCTGAGATATACTTAAATGGTGTTATCTTTAGAGTAGGATATGTTAGATTGAATGAGGCTATAGTTAAGACAAATAAACCTCATTCGTATAATGTTACATTTTTCGGTTCTCTATCTACTTTAGGTAGTGTTCTTGGTGGTGACCAGTTATCAGACTTATCTAGTTTAAATAAATACAATCACGCTTACGATATAGATACTGTTTACAATGGCTTTAACATAGGTTTAGGTCTTGACGGTACAGATATGGTATCTTCAGTAAATAGAGACATTATATATCCAGCTATATCTGCTGATTCTCATTGGTATTATGATAGTGCTGGTGTTTCTGCTCCAGTTTCTTATAATCAAGGTCTTTCTAGAAACTTATTTAATGATGGAGCAACAACTGCTTACGGAGTATCTTATACTGACTTAAAGCCAGCTATAAAAGTAAGTAACATTATTGATGCTATATCTGAAAAATACACTAGCTTAGAGTTTTCTGGAGATTTCTTCGGAACTAGTGAGTTTAATGACGTTTATATGTTAATGCATAATAATAAAGGAGTGTTATCTCCTACGTCTTCTGACATAAATGATAATTCAATAACTTACAGATTAGGAACGGATGACTCAAATTCTGATTTCGTGGAAGATGCTTCATCTGTTGAAGAGTTAAGACCGTTAACAACCTATTGGGAATTAACGAATGTTTCCGCTGCTGGAAGTACTGAATATAGAGTATATCAATACGCTTTAGATATAATAGTATCTGCTACAGTTAAGTCTGGCGGAGGTTCTAATCCTATTTACGATGTAAATGTATTTAATGGTGCTGCTCTTATTGACCAGTTTATAGGTCTTGTAGGAGACCAGACAGTTCAGTATATACTATGTACTCAAGAGGTTACGACTTGGGATGATATAAAGATAGAAGTATCATCTACAAGTAGTGAACTTACTCAGTATGAATTAGATTTATCTTTAGAAAAAAGAAGATATAAGCTATACGGAAACACTTCGGAATATGTTTGTGATATGTCTAACTTTGGAGGTGTACCAGTAACAAGTACTAGTTTATACAGTACAGCAGTAGCTGGTGTACAGAATATGGTAGCTAATATTGAGGTTACTAGGAATATGCCTAAAATGAAGATAGTAGACCTATTAAAAGGACTGTTTAGTGCATTCAATCTTACTGCTTATGTAAATTCAGTAGGAACTACAGTTGTTATGCCTTTAGCTGAGTATTACAGAGAAGGAACATCTATAGATATAACTAGCAGTATTGATAAAAGCGATTTAAGTATTAAAAGAATGCCTTTATTTAAGAATATAGAGTTTAAATTTAGCGACCCTAAAACTTTCGGTATATTAAAGAAGAACGAATTAACAAACTCTGAATATGGAGATTTAGATTACGATACTAATGCTGATGGTACATCTTACGACTTAGCTTTTGACGGTAAGGACTATAAGATTAAACTACCGTTTGAAAAGGTTTATTACGAGAGAATGCTCAATCAATCAAGTACCTTAGATAGAATAGAGTTAGGATGGGGATGGCTAGTAAGCGATGAAGAGTCTCCAGTATTAACTAAACCTTTATTGTTTTATAATAATGTTCAAAGCGTAGCCTCTACAAGTCAAACTAAGTTTGGATTTGTCGGTAAGGCTAATCAAGTGTCTCAGTATAATAGACCAGCAAATACTAATGCAACTGAATACTACAATCTAGGAACTACTAGCTGGGTTACAGCGGCAGCAACTAAAAGTATAAATTTTAATGGTGAGTTTGATGAGTTTACTAATAACTTAGCTAGCAATGGCTTGTTTAGAAAGTACTACAAGAACTATATAAAATCAGTATTTGATAAAAGGACTAGGTTGTTCGCTTTAAAAATGAAAGCATCCGTAAAGTTCTTACTTAGTTATAAAATGAATGATACTTTACTAATATCTGGTGATGAGTACTTGATAAATAAAATAAGAACTAATTTAACTACTGGATTAACTGATTTAGAATTAATACTAAAGTTCTTTATAGATGAAGAGGATGATACAACTGGAGCAACACTTACTCAACCAACAGGATTAGCGTTAGTATATAGAAATAGAGAATCTATAATATTTAATTGGGATGCAAACCCGTTAGAAGAGTTGGTTAAAAAATATAGAATATATGTTGATGGAGTTAGATATAGCACGGATTTAAACGAAGAGTTTGCTACTAGCTATACAGTAACAGGATTAACTGCTGGAACTAGTTATGATATAACGATAGAAGCTAGAGATTCTCAAGATAACGCATCTCCTATTTCAAGTGCCTTAACTGTGGTTACGTTAGCTTCAGATACTGAATCACCTACTGCACCTAGTGCGCCTGTTGTTTCTTCTATAAATTCTAAGTTCTCTACAGTTACATTGACTTGGGGCGCGAGTACTGATAACATAGAGGTGACTGGATACGAATTGTATCGTGATAACGTACTGTACTCAACGGTAACAGATTTATTTGATGATATGACAGTAGTTAGTGAAGTACAATACGAGGTGTTTGTTAGAGCTTTAGACGCTGCTGGAAACTACGCAGATTCGCCTATAACAGAAATAAGAATTAAATTTTAAGATATGATAATAAAACAAGCATTAGAATTACTAGCTGGTGATGATTGGCTAATTCAAGACAAGGACATTCAAATAGCAAAAGGGCTATATGAATTACCTACAACATTTGCAGAGCTAAAAATGAATAACAAACGTAAAAAACTATTGAAATAATGGCTGAAAGTGTAAACAATATAATATATAAAATTGAGGTTGATTCCAAGACTGGTAAGATAAACGTAGACGGTGTTACTAAAAGTTTTGAACAAGCTGATAAAGCCTTCTTGAAGCTGCAAAAAGATGTGTCTAAAGGATTACCTAGTGCTTCTAAAGCTGTAAAAGGATTAGGAGATGCTAGTGGTTCAGCTACGTCTTCCGTGATGGAGCTTTCTAGAGTTGTTTCTGATGCGCCTTACGGTATTAGAGGTATGGCGAATAATATTACACAATTAGTATCTCAGATGGGTACTGCAACTGTAAAAGCTGGAGGTTTTGGAAAAGCTCTGAAAGAAATGGGTCAGATGATGATGGGGCCTCTGGGTATTGTATTTGCTATTACCGTAGCAGTATCTGCCTTAGATTTCTTTAAAGGAGGTATGGAAAAAGCATCAACTGCTGGAACTACCTTTAAGAATTCTATAAAAGATTTAGCTGATACTTTTAAAAACTTGCAGATTCAGCAAAGCGGAGTTAATGATAAGATAAACGAGTACATAGACTTAAGCGTTAAAAAAGCCGAGCTAGAGAAGGTTATTCTAAAGTCAACCGAGAGACTTGCTGAAATAAGTAAACTTGAAGACCGTACAATAAAGAAGAGGTTACAGAATGAAGAAGAATTAAGTGGAATACTGTCTGTTAGGCGTAGAAAAATACTAGAGCAGTCTGTAAAGGTAGCTAAAAGAAAAGAAGAAGAATATAAGACAGAAAGAAGAAGAGAAATTGAAACTAGTTTAGTGGCTCGTCAAAAATTAAGCGATGAAATTGCTGGTTTTAACGCTGCTGAGGCTGGAACACTAAAAGCTCTTAAAACAAAACTTAAATTACTAGAGGTTACAAGAGAACTTGTTTCTAAAGATGCTGACGAATATGATAGACAAACATTAGCTATAACTGCTCAAAAGAAGTTAATAGAAGAGATTGAAGGTAGAAAAACCAAAGGTAGTACTGTTAAAAAAATATCTCCATTTAAAACGCCTAAAGAACTAAATATAGATATAAAAAATGCAGACAATGCTATTATACAGTATGAGAAGAAGATACAAGATGCTAGGCTAAAGAAAGAGCTTAATGACAAGTTATCAGAAGCTAAGACTGAAGAGGATAAGGCTACGATAAGAAAGAATTACGAGAAGGATAGGTTAATAAACCAAATGAATGCTGAGAAAGCCATCCTTAATCTTAAAAAATCAACAGAAGAATCAGTTGTTAGAACTAAGACTAAGAATCATATAGATGAGTTAAAGAGAAAATACACAGAGTTTATTACAGAATTAGACTACAAGAAGAAATTAGGGAAGATATCAGAAGCAGATACTGAGAAATTAAAAGAAGATGCTGCTGGTAAATTGTTTAACAACCTTGTGCAAGCTGATACTGAAGAAAAAGTATCTATTGAAGAGATATCAGAAAAATACAAACCACTATTTAGCTTATTTAATAAACTAAAAGAGGCTAGGCTATCTGCTTTGTTTAGCGGTTCTGATAATAAAGATACTGAGGCTTTAGAGAAAGATGCTGAGGAATTGAGAAACAGAGAAGCTATGCTGCTTAGAGTTAAACTAGAGGCATTAATGGAGGCTAGTCAAGCTATTGGTAGTTTTATAGATGCTGAGTATCAAAGAGAGATAACTAAAGAGCAGAACAAGACTAACGCTTTAAATAATGAGCTTAGAGAAAGATTGAATAACGAAAACATATCCGTTGGAGAGAGAAAAAGTATTCAATTAAAAATAGCTAGAAACGATGAGGCATTAAGAATTAAGCAAGAGGCTATAGAAAAGAAGAGATTTAAAACACAGAAAGCTATTAATGTAGCTCAAGCGTTAATATCTACTTACTTAGCTGTTGCGCAAGTTCAAGCTAATCCGTTACTTCTTGACCCTGTAACTAAAGGTATATCTATGGCTGCAACATTAGCCTCTGGTTTAGCGAACGTAGCTATATTGTCTAGGCAAAAGTTTCAGTCTAGTGCTGGAGCTACATCAACAGCTGGTTCTTTAGGTTCTGGTGGTGGTTCTGGCGGTGGTAATGACAGGAGTTTTGACTTTAACTTAGCTGGAACTAACCAACAAAACCAATTAGCTCAGACATTGCAAGGTAGATTTGACCAACCTTTACAGGCATACGTTGTAGGTAGAGATATAACTAACCAACAGCAGTTAGACCAAGAGATATTAAGTAGCTCTAGCTTTGGTTAAAACGAAACAATTAGAATAAAAATAGTTAACTTATTAAATAAAACATTATGGATACGATTGAATTAATTATAGACGAACAATTGGGTGAGGAAGGTATCAACGCAATAAGTTTAGTAGAATTTCCTGCCATAGAAGAGAATTTCGTAGCGTTAAGTAAAGACCAACATAAGGTTGAGTTTAAAACAGTAGATAAAGAGAAAAGAATAATAGTAGGACTAGCATTAGTTCCAGATAAGCTCATATATCGTCGTAAAGGAGACTATGAGTATAATATAACATTCTCTAAGGAAACCGTAAGAAAAGCGTCTGAGCTATACTTAAAACGTCTTAAAAACAATAATACAACATTAGAACATCAAGAACTTACGTCTGGCGTTTCAGTAATTGAATCTTGGATAGTAGAAGACCCTAGACAAGATAAAACTGCTTTATATAACTTAAATGCTAAAGATGGAGATTGGGCAGTAGTTATGAAGATTGATAATGAGGAGGTATGGCAAGATGTGAAGAATGGTAAGTATTTAGGATTAAGTATTGAAGGTATCTTTAGTGATAAGAAAGAGGAATCTATGAGTTTTATCGAGGATATGACTGAAGAAGAAGCTAAAACATTATTAGAAGAAATCAAACAATACTTAGGAGATGAGAGCGAAATACTGTAAGTCAAAGAATACATATACCATTAATGAATGCAAGAGATGTAATTGCTCGGAATATTGGAGGCAAGGAATAGGTTCGATACATTTAAACGACCACGTTGCTACTATTACAAATATAGATACGGAAAACACATTGTCTTATACTGCAACCGTTAAACCAGCATCCGAAGAGGGTACTGTATTACAGGTAAGCAACGAAAAACCAGCAATTACCTCAAGTTCTTTTGGAGCAACTTTAGTAGAAAATTCTGGAGTAAATCAATTGATATATACAATTATTGCGACAGGAAGTGTCGGGATTGCTAGTTACCAATTAAGCGGAGCAGATGCTGATTTACTAACGCTGACAGGGAGTCTTCTTACGTTAAATGCAGACCCAGATTACGAAACTAAATCTAGTTATTCTTTTGAAGTAACTGCTACAGATTTGGATGGTCGTATTAGTGATATTAAAAATGTTACCTTTCAGATAACAGACGTGACAGAAACATCTCTACTACTTGACACATACAGTAATGCATCAATAGCTTATTCATTAAGAGAATTAAGTTCAGCAACCACGAATGTTATAAGGGTAAGGAGAGGCTCAGACAATACTGAACAAGATTTCACGTCAAATGAAATTACCGACGGAACGTTAATTGCATTTACGGGTGTTGGAAGCGGATTCATCAACACTCTGTACGACCAGAGTGGGAATAACAACAATGCAACGCAGTCAACAGCTCTATTACAGCCTAAAATAGTTGATTCTGGAGCTTTAGTTTTGGATAAGGGAGAACCAGCAATACTATTTGAAGGGGCTCAATGGTTTGAATTTACACCTTTTGCAATAGATAAATCAGACGGATTTTATTGTTTTTATGTTAGTACGTGGAAAAATCCTAATAATGATAGGATTCTATCTATGGGGAGGTTGACTAGCGTAGATTATCGGGAAGATGGAGTTCTTGTTTCAGCAAGAGAATTCGGACTTAACGCTGAAAACAGAATTACTATGGCTAACAATAGCAGCAATAAAGAAGAGCTAAATGTTTATAAAGCCAATTCGTCATCAAATATCATTCTAAAAAATGGTGTTCAAAAAGGAACTAGCATTAATACGAGTACAGCAGCTTTTACCCCAGCTAGAGCCAGAATAGGAGCGGCAGTTAACAATAATTCTTTTGTGGAGGTTAACCTTAAAGAGCTTATTGTTTTTAATAGTAATCAAGCTATAGGGGAAACGGCAATAAGTGATGACATAAACAATTATTATTCAATATATTAAAGATGATAGAGGAAGAGGTTATAGGTTATAAATATGATACAGAGCAAGAGGCTAAGATAGCTAGAAATGAGTGTGCAATATTTTATGGATTATTAAGAGAAGGTAATAAAACACATTATTGGGCGAACTATGATTATGCACATTTGAATGAAATTCCGTTTTGGTATATAAAGGGTGACGATAGCATAACAGAAATATTAGGAGAATCATCTTCTTTTGTAGTAGAAAGAGAGGGTCTATAGCTGAAAAGCAAGTAATAAAAGAGGAAATGAAAACTCAACATTGGAGTTAGATTCTATGCGGAACGTTACTAAAAGGTAGTAAAAATCAAACAGTTAAAAGAAAAATAGTTATCTTAATATATTAAAAACAAGCAAATTATGAATAATAAAGAAATTCTTACAAGCATCAAGGAATTGGTAGGTCTCTCTAAAAAAGAGGTTGCTAATGACGTTGAGGTTATCGAAGAAGTTATTGAAGAAGTGGTATTATCTACTGAAGAAGTAATTGAAGAGGTAGTATTAGCTGAAGATAAAGATGTTGCTCCTGTTGCAGAAGTGGCTCAAATGAACTTCGCTACAGTAGAAGAGCTATCTCAAGTTAAACAAGAACTTTTATCTATGATGAAAGCAATGATGGAAGATAAGTCTGATTACAATGAGTCTGATGTTCCAGAAAAATTATCTGCTGAAGTAAAGGAAGTTGTAGAGCTTACTGAAGAAGAAGTAGTTGAAGAAGTAGTTCATTCTCCAGAGAGTGTAACTGAAAAAAAAGTACAAGGGTATAACAATAAAGGATTGACTGCTGCTGAGAGAGTATGGTCAATGATTAATAACTAAATTAAATTTAAAAACGCTTAATTATGGCAACAACAACAAGTATTACTACTACCTATGCTGGAGAAAGTGCTGGAAAATACATTTCAGCAGCTCTTTTAGCTGGTAACACAATCGCTAATGGTGGATTAACTATTAGACCAAATGTAAAGTTTAAAGAAGTTGTAAAAAGATTGGAATTAGACGGTATCGTAAAAGATGGTACTTGTGATTTCGCTGATACTTCTACATTAACACTTACTGAAAGAATCCTTCAACCAGAAGAATTTCAAGTAAACTTAGAATTATGTAAGAAAGATTTCCGTTCGGATTGGGATGCGATTTCTATGGGCTACTCGGCATTCGACAACCTACCTTCTTCTTTTCAAGATTATCTAATTGGACACGTTGCTGCAAAGGTTGCAACTAAGCAAGAACAAAATATCTGGAGTGGTGTAAATGCTACTGCTGGTGAATTTGATGGTTTTTCTACCTTATTATTAACTGATGCTGCTTTACCAGCAGCTCAAGAAGTAACTGGTATCGCTGTAACTGCTGCAAATGTTGTTGCTGAATTGGGGAAAGTTGTAGATGCTATTCCAGCTTCTTTATACGGAAGAGATGACTTATTTATTTATGTTGCTCAAAACGTTTTCAGAGCTTACAAAAGAGCTTTAGGTGCTGCACATTTCCAAGATATGTCTCATAACCAAGATATCAACATCACTTCTATTGATGGTGTAAAAATCTTTATGGCTAACGGACTTGCTTCTAATAAAATGATTGCCACTACTAAAGATAACTTACATTTCGGAACTGGTTTGATGTCAGATTCAAATGAAGTTAAATTGCTAGATATGAGCGAATTAGACGGAAGTCAAAATATTCGTGTTGTAATGAGATTTACTGCTGGAGTTCAGTATGGTGTTGTTGAAGATATCGTAACTTACGGAATCGTTAACTCTGCTAACTAAGATTAGCATATTAATAAAACTAAAAAGGGTAGGCGGTCAATCTACTTACCCTTTTTTATTAACTTAAAAAAATATAAATATAATGAGTTGTGATATTTCAAGAGGCCGTAAAGAGCCTTGTAAAGATTCCGCTGGAGGGTTAAACGCTGTTTACCTTATCAACAAGCAAGACTTGACTGTAACGTATGACGGTTCTGATACGGACGTTATTACGAGTATAGGTTCTAGCATACCAGCTTTTAAATTTGACATAAAAGGAAGTTCTACCTACACGGAAAACATTACCTCTTCAAGAGAGAATGGAACTACTACTTTTGAGCAAGTTTTAGAGCTACAATTAACGAAGTTAACCAAAGAAGACCATAAAACGGTTAAATTAATAGCTTACGGAAGTCCTTCAGTTTTAGTTGAAGATAATAATGGAAATGTATTTGTTGCTGGTTTAGAACACGGATTAGATGTATCTGGTGGTACTATCGTATCTGGAGCTTCAATGGGTGATATGTCTGGGTATACTTTAACATTCTCTGGAATGGAAAGAGTTCCAGCTAACTTTCTTGCATCTGCTGCTGATGCTACTGCTGCAATTGTTGCTGCTGGAGTAACTATTACCGCTGGTGTTTAATACATTAAAGTAAAGATTAATTAAAAGCCTCACTATTTGTGGGGCTTTTCTTATTTACAAACAGAATAATTAAAAATAGTTATCTTATTATGATAATATTACTACCAGCAACAATAGAACAAACCATATCAGTAATGCCTAGGCAGAGCGATTACGCTGATACTGATGGCTTTATATCAAGGATTGGAACAGGAGCTACTTTAGAAGGTGAGCAATGCTTAATTGATGGAGCAGACGAGTTTAATAATACATCTATATATTTAAGAAGAGATGGAGATGGTATTGATGAAACAATTACAGACGTTAGAACAATTATAAACGGAAACTTTGTTGACTATTCTTTTGCTAGTTCAATATTAGAAGAAGGTTCTACTTATTATATGGAAATAACAGAAGATGGTAGTTTAGTTTACAGGGATAAGATTTATTCTACAACACAAACTGACTACACTATAAAACATCAAGTATCTCAAAGTGGATACACCCAAAGTACAGCAGAAGTAAACGATAATACATACATTATATAATGGAAGATAAGAAGCAACAACATAACGTAAGGATACTTAACTTATCATCTTACGAAGCACCAGAGGTAAAAGAGGTACATAATAGAGATTGGATTTCTTGGGGTTCTGACAATAATTACTTTGGTAGACTTATAGACTTAGATACTTCTAGTCCAACTAACGCTAGATGTAATAATGGTATTGCTGATATGATATTCGGTAGAGGTATTGAATCTACTAATTCTGAATTACTACCAGAACATTATGTGAGAATGAAGAAACTATTAAGACCTAGAGAAATCAAGAAGGTGATAATAGATAGAAAGAAATTAGGTCAAGGTGCAATCAAACTTACGTTTAATAGAGATAAGTCTAAGATATTAAAAGTATCTCACTTTCCTATGGAGACTTTAAGAGCTGAAAAAGCTAATGCTAAAGGTATTGTCCAAGCATATTATTATCATCCAAAATGGAGTGATGCTAAGCCTAGTGATAAACCTAAAAAAATACCTACATTTAAACAAGGAAGTAAATCACAAAGAGAAGAACTATATGTAATCAAACCTTATAGAAGTGGTTTTTATTACTATTCTACTCCAGATTATCAAGCGTGTTTACAATATGCTGATTTGGAATGTGAAGTATCTAATTACCATATATCTAACATACAAAACGGATTAGCTCCTTCTTTATTTATCAACTTTAATAATGGTATTCCTAATGAGGAAACTCAAGGTGCTATTGAAAGAAAGATTAATGATAAATTCTCTGGTAGTTCTAATGGTGGTAAAACTATTATTGCTTTCAACGAGTCTAAAGAAACTCAAGCAGATATAGAAGCTATACATTTACCAGATGCTCACGCACAATATCAGTTCTTATCTGATGAAGCTAGAGAAAAGATTATGTTAGGTCACGGTATTGTATCTCCTATCTTATTAGGTATTAAAGATAATACAGGATTTGGTAATAACGCAGAAGAATTAAGAACCGCCTCTGTTCTTATGGATAATGTTATTATAAGACCATTTCAAGATGAGGTTAAATATTGTTTAGAAGATATACTATCATTTAATGGTATTATTCAAGACTTATATTTTGTAACATTACAACCTATTGAATTTACAGAACTAGATAATATATCTACTAAGATTAGAAAAGAAGAGGAAACTGGAGAGAAATTATCTAGCCAAGTTAAGGAAGACTTTTCTGATGATGAAGGTGAAGAGTTGTTCAGTCAATTAGAAGGTCTAGGAGAGGTTCTAAGCGATGATTGGGAAGTAATCCATAGTGAAGTTCATTCAGGGGATATAAGTGACGTTAGAATGGCTACAATCAAGTCTAGTAATAAATCATCTAAAGAAGATAATGATATCTATAAAATTAGATATGCATATATGCCAGAACGTAAGTCGCCAGATAGCAGGCATTTCTGTACTAAAATGGAATCATTTACAGGAAGAAAGGTAGTGTTTAGAAAAGAAGATATTAATATGATGTCTCTTAGAGGGGTTAATAAAGAGTTAGGTCATAACAAGAAGAACTACAGTCTTTTAAAGTTTAAAGGCGGAAAAAACTGTCATCATTATTGGGAGTTAAGAGTTTATAAACTTAAAGGTAATAAACAAACAGACCCTAATTCAGCTTATGAGAAAGGTTTAAAAGAACCTAACAATCCAAGTGAGATGGAACAAAGAATGATTGATAGAGCAGACAACGGAGCTTACAAAAGCACATTAAGTAAAATTAAAAACATATTAGGATTATGAAAGCGTTATTCATAAGTATAGCGGACTTAAAAGCTAAGTCTATAATAGATGGCAATACAGATGCAGATAAGCTAATTCATCAAATTGAGGTAGCACAAGATATGCATATACAAAATTACTTAGGAGGTAGTTTGTATGACGAGTTACAGGATTTAATATTAACTGGAGATATAGACTTGGCTGCTAATAGTGATTATAAAGACCTTAGAGACGATTATATTAAGCCTATGCTAATCTGGTTCACTCAGTTAGAGTACTTGCCTTTTGCTATGTTTAAAATAGATAACGGAGGTGTAAACAAGCACAGAGGTCAAGAGTCTGATTCAGTAGATTTTAGAGATGTAGATAGAATGCAAAGTAAGATTACAGATAGAGCTGAGTTTTATACTAAAAGATACTTAGACTACATTTGTTACAATACTCAGTTGTTTCCAGAATACAACAATAATAGTAACGGAGATATGTATCCAGACAAGGATGCTAATAGTTTCTCAAGTTTTGTATTATAAGATGAAGAAGAAGTATAAGGTAAAAAAGAAGAATTTAGTTAATTTAAGTAGGTATTACAATAAATTTAATAAAGATATAAATAAAGATGGCGAAACCAAAACTAGCATTAATACCTTCGGGATATAGCGACGGTAAAATATATAGCATCCTTCCTTCTAATGGAGATGGAGACTTTACTACTACAAGAGCAAGTAAAGCAACAAGAATAAATAAAGATGGTTTCATAGAAAATGTAGATTCTGGAATACCTAGACTAGACTATCCTTTAATTGATGGTGTAGTAAGTGGTTGTCCTAGTTTACTGTTAGAGCCACAGAGGACTAATTTAATAACACAATCTGAAGCGTTTGATAATGCTTATTGGACAAAGTCTAGTTCAAGTGTAACAAGCGGATTTATTTCTCCTACTGGTGGTTTAGATGCTTTTAAGTTGGTAGCTGATGCGAATAGCTCTGCTGCTGCACATTCTATTTATAGTACAGGAGTTTCAATTACAAATGGAGTTTCATATACAGGTAAAGTATATTTAAAATATGACAATCAACAGTATATTAGAGTTGGTTTTGGTTCAACAGGCTCAATGGGATTAGTTTTAGATAAAAGAACTGCTGTTGTTGATTTAATAAATGGAACGATTATTACAACAACAACATCTCCTGCAACTGCAAAAATAACAAGTTTAAGCAATGGATTTTATGAAGTTGCTGTATCTACAATTTCAGCAGCCACAGGAATAACATCTTTAGAAACATCAATTACTGATTCATCGGGAAGCAATATAATTTCAACAGGAGCTGAAAGCGTCTACAT